CCTTTGCAAGAGGTAGCAACTTGTCAGCCACGAGAGTTAATGCGGATGGATTAATAGAGAAAGGGCGGGAGAATCTTTTTACTTACTCCAATGACTTTACCAATGCGGCTTGGACGAAGTTTGGAAGTCCTATACTAACAAGTGGCCAAAGCGGTTATGATGGTAGCTCGGATGCTTGGCTTTACGAGTCAACTACAATATCTCATTCAATTCTTCAATTTGTTTCGGGCAGTGGTGTTTATAGTTTAAGTGTGTATGCAAAAGCGGGAACTGCTGATGGTATTCGTTTGAGATTTAGTGCTTCTACTGAATCAAACATTTATGTTGATTTAACGGATGGCTCAATTATTACAAACCAATCTGGAATATCATATAACATTGAATCAGTAGGCAGCGGATGGTATAGAGTCTCTATTACATCAAATGTTTCCAGCCTTTCAAATGTTCGTTTTAGTGTGGTAAACAATGCGGGAGCGGAAACCGATTCGGGAAACATCTACATCCAAGATGCAATGCTCAATCAAGGTCTTGTGGCTTTACCGTATATAGAATCAGGAGCATCGGCAGCTAAAGCAGGAATATTAGAAAACGAACCACGCATAGATTACTCTGATGGCACAGCGTCTTTGTTGTTAGAGCCTCAAAGGACTAATTTGATTACACATAGTGAGTTTGTTAATTGGGGCAATGTAAATGTTTCTTTAGATAGGAACTATGGAATTAGTCCAGAAGGAGTTAAAAATAGTTTAAAAGTAACCTCTGTTACCTCATTAAGCAGGTTACAAACATCAATAGCACTTCCCGTAAATACAAATTTCACTTTTAGTTTATTTATTAAAAATATTGATGCTACTGAATCAAGAATATATGGGGTTATAGATACTACTCAATATGATATTTTTTGGAATGGTGCTGAAATATCAAGTGTTACCACAGGATTAAATTATGAATCATTTGGTAATGGATGGTATCGTGTATGGGAAACATCTCAAAGTGATAGTTCATCTCTATTTAGAATATATCCAGAAAGAGGCGAAAATGTAGGAAGTATAGAAATATATGGCTTACAACTTGAAGAGGCGTCCTATCCAACATCCTACATACCTACATATGGTACAAGTCAAACGAGAGGGGATGATTTCGGTAATAATAACAATATACTTGCAAAGCCCGTAGCTTTCGGGGCTAACGACGATTTTACGTTTTATTATGAAGGTTCTTTTGATAAGGACGGAAACAACGGCATGGTATTCGGAGGCGGTGCGGCTGGTAGCGGTGCTGATTATAAAAATTATTTGTGGCTCACTGCTAGCGGTATGTTGCTGAAGGGCACCTCAGAAACTTCGATGGCAAGTACAACATTTAATCAAGTAAAAAACACTAATTATAAATTGCTTGTAAAAAGAGACGGTAGTCGCATTGATTTTTTTATAAACGGAACAAAAATACCAACAACTCAAGCCTCTACAAATACAGCTTTTACATTGCGTTCTGTGGGGTGGTCTTATAGCAATACTGTTTACCAAATAAGCGGGAATATAAAACAATTTAAGGCGTTACCAACCGCCTTAACTGATAATGAATGTATAGAACTAACAACAATATAAAATGAAAGTAACACGTAAATACGAGTTCGTAGATGAAGCAGCTGCAGACGCTGCAATCGCTGCACTGCCGCACGATGAAGAAGGAAACCCAACCCACAACAACGGAATTGTAAAGCTAGGCTACCTTGTGGTAACACCTGCCACGTACGATGAAGACGGAGAGGAGCTAACAGCTGCGGTACTATCTGATGTATACGCTGTTGATGTAGATTGGGCTGACGGCATCGACGAATCTTGGGATGACGATCTAGTATGGCCAACACCTATGGGTATTCATAGCTTTGGTTCATCAAGCGCTAGAGAGGAATATGCTACAACATATTGCGGGCTGTTCCCCGATAGCTTATATTGCAATCCGCCTGAACCTGAGGAACTTGAGTTACCGTAATTACAGGTAATAATAATACAGAACAATTAAATTAAATCAAATGAAAAAAGTAACAGACAAAGAGCTTGAAACGCTGCAGTCACTAGTCAACGCTATTAACGAAGGGCAGAAAACCCTTGGTGGTATTGAAATGCAAAAGCATAAACTTATCGCAGAGGTTGAAGGGTTGGTTAAGCAGCTCAAACAAACACAAGCGGACTTAGAAGACGAGTACGGTAATGTAACCGTAAACCTAACTAACGGAGAGATTACAGGAGCAGAAGATGCAGATAATCCGGAAGATTAGTGTAGGTAAGGACTATAAGAATGACGCCATGCACTATTCTGTTGGACAGGAAGTGTATGGTGGTCATACTATAGTTAACATTATAGAAGAGGAAGACAAGTACTCTATCTATATTCAGAAAGCTGATAATGTAATGCCCTGGAAAGACTTTAACAAGAACATGGCAGTATCTGTAGAATACGATCTCAATTGGTAATGCAAAGCATATTTAACTTTATCGTGTCACCAAAACACGGTAGGTCTACATCGAAGAAAGATATAGGTGGTAAAGAGTTACTATTAAATACAGAAGTACAAAACCATCATTATACCAGCAGACTAGGTGTTGTAGTAAACACACCCTTAGCGATTGACTCAGAGATACAACCGGGTGACGAAGTAATCGTTCACCATAACGTATTTAGACGTTTTCGCGACATTAGAGGTAAAGAAAAGAACTCTAAGGCATATTACAAAGAAGATACATTCTTTGTGCAACCAGATCAGATTTACGCTTACAAAAGAAACACGGAGTGGCAAGCATTAGACGGCTACTGTTTCGTTAAGCCTATAGTAGCAAAAGACACATTGGCTATGCACCACGAACAACCTGCAATAGGCATTATCAAATATGCTAGCGAAGGTTTTGAAGTAGGTGCACTTATAGGGTTTAAACCTGGTATGGAATACGAATTTAATATAGAGGGTGAACGATTGTATCGTATACCCGTCAATCAAATCACAATCGAATATGAGTATCAAGGAGACGAAAAAGAGTATAATCCTAGCTGGTCACAAAGCTGTTGATGAACTCATTAAAGTCGCGCAAGAGAAAATCATTACTAATACAGAGGATGATGTATCTGCGGACCGATTAAAAAACGCTGCTGCTACTAAGAAGCTAGCGATATTCGATGCATTTGAAATATTAAACCGACTGCAAGAAGAAGAACGTATACTAGAGAATAAACCAGCAGAAGAAAAGAAAGAAGCTTTCAAAGGTTTTGCTGAAAGACGCTCTAAGTAATGTACGAGCAGAATCTAGTTAAAACCGTACAACCTGTAAAACTTACCACAATACATCGGTATAACAAGAGTAAGAAGTGGAAGTACGGTTACAATAAAGAACACGACCTTATTGTATTAAGCAAGACAGGTCAGATAGGTGAGATTATTGAAATACAAAATCTTGTCGTAGCTCTACCCCCAGAGCCCAAAAGCTTAAAGAAAGGCTTAGATAAGTGGGCTGTTCAGGAGTATCCTAAGGAGCTTAAAAATATTAAGAGTATATTCGATTGGCAAACATATCCAGATGAATTTAAGAACAAGTGGGAGGGTTATATTGATGAAGAATTCAACCGCCGTGATAACGGTTATTGGTTTTATAATAAAGGCAAGCGTACTTATATCACTGGCACTCACTACATGTACTTGCAGTGGAGTAAGATCGACGTTGGCAACCCCGACTATCGAGAAGCCAATAGACTCTTCTTTATATTTTGGGAAGCCTGTAAGGTTGACACCAGATGTTATGGAATGTGCTACCTTAAGAACAGACGGAGTGGATTCTCATTTATGGCATCAGGTGAAACCGTTAACCAAGCAACTATCTCAAGTGACGCAAGATTCGGTATCTTATCAAAGTCCGGTAGTGATGCAAAGAAAATGTTCACCGACAAAGTCGTACCAATTTCCCTTAACTACCCGTTTTTCTTCAAACCCATACAAGATGGTATGGATAGACCGAAAACTGAACTGGCGTATAGGGTTCCTGCTTCTAAGCTAACACGTAAGTCAATACAATCACAAGAAGAGAGAATACAACTCGAAGGTCTTGACACAACGATTGACTGGAAGAATACAGGGGACAACTCTTATGATGGTGAAAAGCTTAAGCTACTCGTGCATGATGAAAGCGGTAAGTGGGAAAAGCCTGATAACATATTAAACAACTGGCGTGTAACTAAAACGTGTTTGCGTCTTGGTTCTCGTATTATCGGTAAGTGTTTGATGGGTAGTACCTCGAATGCTTTAGACAAAGGTGGTAACAACTTTAAGAAGTTGTATTTAGATTCAGACGTAACTAAGCGAAACAATAATGGTCAAACAAAATCGGGATTATATTCACTCTTTATACCAATGGAGTGGAACTATGAAGGATTTATTGATGAGTACGGGCAGCCGGTATTTAATACACCTGAAGAAGAAGCCATAGACCCACACGGTGATAGCATCGAAGTTGGTGTTATAGATTACTGGGAGAATGAAGTTGACGGCCTTAAACAAGACCAGGATGCTTTAAACGAATACTACCGCCAGTTTCCACGTACCACAGACCACGCTTTCCGTGATGAAAGCAAGAATAGTATTTTTAACTTAGCAAAAATCTACGAACAGGTTGATTATAATGCAGACTTGCGTAATACTAATACTGTAACACGTGGGAGTTTTCAGTGGGAAAACGGAGTTAAGGATACTAAAGTAGTGTTTATGCCAAACCCTCAAGGGCGCTTTAATGTGTCTTGGGTACCTGGTTTAAGTCTACAAAATAAGTATACAGTTAAAAACGGTATCAAATACCCAGGCAACGAACACGTTGGTGCATTTGGGTGTGATAGCTACGATATTTCAGGAACGACTGACGGCAGGGGTTCTAAAGGTGCATTGCATGGATTAACTAAATTCACAATGGAAGATGCGCCACCTAGTACATTCTTTTTAGAATACATAGCTAGGCCTCAAACAGCAGAGATATTTTTCGAAGACGTGCTTATGGCTTGCGTCTTTTACGGAATGCCAATACTTGCCGAGAATAACAAACCAAGGTTATTATACCACTTTAAGAGAAGAGGCTACCGGGGTTATTCGATGAACCGACCTGACAGATTATGGAACAAGCTTTCCGTAACTTAGAAAGAAATAGGTGGAATACCTAACTCTAGTATGGACATGAAGCAAGCACACGCTGCAGCTATTGAGATGTACATCGAAAATCACGTAGGTGTAATAACCGAAGGTGAATACGGAACAATGTATTTTAACGATACATTAAACGATTGGTCTAAGTTCGATATGAATAACAGAACGAAATATGATGCTTCTATTAGTTCAGGTCTTGCTATTATGGCTTGCCACAAAGATTTGTACAAACCAATCGGAGAACAACAAAAAACAAAACTAAACCTAAAGATTGCTAGATTCAGTCAAGACGGTTATACTTCAAAAATAATAAAATAACAATATGGCTAACGCAGTTGTAAGTAACTTTTTCCCAAGCCAAGTGGCTAGCGACCAAGAGAAGATGTCGCCGGAGTACGGCTTACAAGTCGGTCGAGCTATTCAAAACGAATGGTTCAGCGGCAACCAAGGGAGCGTAAGATTCAGAAGCAATCAAGATAGCTTTCACAGTCTACGTTTGTACGCACGAGGTGAACAGCCTATTCAAAAATACAAAGACGAGCTATCCATAAATGGTGATTTATCCTATCTCAACCTTGACTGGAAGCCAGTCCCTATACTGTCTAAATTTGTTGATATCGTTGTTAACGGTATTGCAGATAGGTCTTTTGATATTAAAGCATTCTCCCAAGATCCGTACGGCGTTGAAAAACGCACAGCGTATATGGACTCTATTATTAGAGACATGCAAACTAAAGAGCTTAACGACTACGCAGCTGAAGCATTTGGTATCAACTTATACGAAAACGACCCAGCAGCATTACCTGAATCTAAGGAAGAGCTTGAGTTACATATGCAGCTCAGCTATAAGCAAGGTATTGAAATTGCTGAAGAAGTTGCGATAAACACATTGTTAGATGGTAATAACTACGATCTTATTAAAAGACGCGTATACCACGATTTAACAACTATTGGTATTGGTGCAGTCAAAAATACATTCTCTGAATCAGAAGGTGTATTGGTTGATTACGTTGATCCAGCAAACTTAGTATACTCTTAT